AGACCCAACACAATTACCAACGCCAACTTCAGGTGCATGGTTTATAAGATGGACCCTATCAACCTTAGACGGTTCTTGTAATGTCACTGAACTTTCATACTGCGGTCCAATACCTGGTCCCACACCAACACAAACACAAACTCCGACTGTGACTCAAACCCCATCACAAACACCGAATCCAGTTTTGGAAATTGGAAACATACCTGGCACCAATCCTTTAGTCTTTAATTTAAGGACCATTGGAGGGTCATCAACGGGTACACTCGATTGGGGGGATGGTACTAATCAATCTGCAACTTGGGATGCTACCGGGACAGGAACAAATTTTCCTAAAACTTATGCAAACAATTCCTTTGTTGCAAAATTAAGTAACGTTTCAAATTTTGGGGCTTTAGGTGAAGTGCAGTTCACAAGAATTTCAAGTATAGGAGGACCTTTAATTTTCCAACAATCTAGTTTTCCTAACACAACTAAAATGACAATCAGTTCATCACGTTTAACAAATTTTAACATAAGTTTAGGGGCGTTTGATGAGCTTGAAATGATAAATTCAACGGCGGATGGTATTTTTACACCATTTTTGAACTTTAACCCATCTGATGGTTCTCTTTTAAAGTCAATTAAAATGACAAATATACCAATTCAAGTTTTCCAACCTAATTTGTCAACATTTACCTCATTAACCGCAATAACAATATCCTACACTAACAATAGTAGTACAAGCACCCTCCAACCAAATTTTCAGAGCGTAACATTAAATGGGCCGTCGTCTCTTAGAGATTTTAATTTAACCCTCGCCTCTGGACCTAATCAACCGGCAGGATTTACGTTTTCAATTTTAAATCCATTAAATTTAACAAGTTTAACAGGTTTAAATCTATCTAATTCGGCCCTTAGAGTCTTTGACGTAACCCTACCTAAATCACTTAGAATTTTGAACCTCGATAACACCACAGAAGGACCCGGGTCAGGTGCTAGAAATAGAATAACTAATTTTAATCCAACTATTCCAATAGATTCAGAACTAAGGGAACTTAACGTAGAGAGTAATGTAAATTTAAGCCAATTTACTTCACAAATTATAAATTGTTCACAATTAAGACGTGTGATATTGTCGGATAATGCTCTGACAACGTTTCCAATTTTCCCAAATAGTACAGAATATATTGAGTTCGATGGAAATGGACTTTCAGGACCATTCAACAATAATTTATTACCAACAAATATTAGAGAACTTTATCTACAACGAAGTGCTGTTAATCAATTTCGTACAAATCCAATTACTATTTTTACAAATAATTTTCCTAATTCTTTGCACACTTTAGATGTTTCAAGTAACAGCTCATTAACCCAAATTAATGTTCAAGGACTTGGGATGACATCATTAACTATCAGTAGTAATGTAGTATCTGTTTTTGATTTTAGTTTGTTTCCAGCTCTTAAAACTTTAACCAACCAAAGACAGACGGCAGGAACCAGCAGAGTTTTCAATAGATTTTTAAATCTTTCAACCCACTCAAATATAGAAACAATAACCTCGCTCCAAAATCAGTTTGGTGGGCTCTTTGTACAAATACAAAGAGTACGAATATTATCTAATGTTGCGACTCTAACTGCAACAACTGCACACAATTTTACTGCCGGTCAACAAGTTTCAGTGTTTATTAATCAAAATGGAACATATAATGGAACTTATACCATTATATCAACCCCTACTACAACTAGTTTTACTTATAATATAATAGCCGCTAACAATGGGCCGGCAAATGTAACTGCGGCAAGCACGTATGCGTCAGTCGGAGGAGGAGCAGATGCGGTTTGTTCTGGAAACTGGCCATCAAGTCTAAGAACTTTGAATCTTTCAAGCACTCATGGGACGACAAATGACGTTACGAACGCCAACAATTTTTTCTTTTCTAATTGGAATAAGTCTTTTATAACAGCAACTAATTTAAGAACACTAAATTTACAAAATTGTGGTATATCTCGAACTGGCGTTGATTTAATTATTTGTAGCATAAAAGACAGTGTGGTCGGCAATTTTGGAGTGAACCCTAGAACCGCTGGAACAATATCAATAAATAATACTATTGCGACTCCCACGGCAGCTCTTAACTCAGCTCCTAGCGGATTTATATCTATTACTAACAAAGTATTAAACGCTAACGTTGCAACATTAACAACTTCAGTTGCACATAATTTCTTAGCAGGACAAACTGTAGTTGTTAGTGGTGTTGATGCCATTTTTGATGGTACATATACAATAAATGCAGGGCCGGGTGCAAATACTTTTAGTTATAATAGAACAAACGGAAATATTGGCTCCGCAGCGGCTACAGGGCAAGCTATAACGACAAATAGTGGAACATTTTGTAGAAATATTTTGATTGCAGCTCCATATAACTGGACCGTAACTACTGCTTAACAAAACTAATTTTCCTAACTATTTATAATCTATACAAAACAGATTAATTTTTACTAATGGAAAATAACAAGTTAACAGTATGGCAAAGGTTATCCCAAGCGTTTGGTCCTAATTCACTTTTAGGTCAAGATTACCCTACATACAAGTACGATAAAAAAGAACTTCTCCGTACAACCTCAAAACAAGAGTATAATAGAGAAAAACTACAGGCTCAACAAAATTATTATCTTGCAAATCAGTGGTCAAAGATTGAGCATAATCTATATACTCAAGCAACATATTACGAACCAACAAGATTATCTTCATTTTATGATTATGAATCTATGGAGTTTACTCCTGAAATTGGAGCAGCTTTAGATATATACGCTGAAGAATCTACAACTATTAATCAAGATGGATTTATGCTTCAGATTTATTCTGAATCAAGAAGAATTAAATCAATACTTGCAGACCTATTCAATAATAGTTTAGATATTAATACCAACCTTCCAATGTGGACAAGAAACACTTGCAAGTACGGTGATAATTTTGTGTTTCTTAAACTTGACCCCGAAAAAGGAATTATAGGATGTATGCAACTTCCAATTGTTGAAATTGAAAGATTGGAAGCAGGAATGGGGGGTAAATCTGCCGAACCTGAAACTAATCCAACAAAAAAACATACAAAGTTTAAGTGGAAACAAAAAGATTTAGAGTTTAATACTTGGGAAATAGCTCACTTTAGACTACTAGGAGACGATAGAAGACTTCCTTACGGTACATCTATGCTTGAAAAGGCAAGACGTATTTGGAAACAACTTTTACTGTCTGAAGATGCGATGTTAATTTATAGAACATCAAGAGCACCTGAGAGAAGAATATTTAAAGTATTTGTTGGAAATATGGATGACGCTGATGTTGAGCCATATATCCAAAGATTTGCAAACAAATTCAAGAGAGACCAAGTTGTTGACCATAAAACAGGAAATGTGGACATGAGATTTAATCAAATGGCTGTTGACCAAGATTATTTTGTCCCTGTTCGTGACCCAGCTCAAGCCTCTCCTATTGAAACTCTTGCAGGTGCTCAAAACCTATCAGAAATTGCTGATATTGAATATATACAAAAGAAACTTTTAACGGCATTACGTGTGCCGAAAGCATTTCTTGGATTTGAGGAGACTGTAGGAGACGGAAAAAATTTATCCCTACAAGATATTCGTTTTGCAAGAACTATAAATCGTATTCAAAAGAATATGATTCAAGAATTGAATAAAATTGCAATCATTCACTTGTTTGTATTAGGATTCGAAGAAGAGGTTGGAAACTTTACTTTGTCTCTAACTAATCCATCTACTCAAGCTGACCTTTTACGAATCGACGTTTGGAAAGAAAAGGTTTTACTATATAAAGATATGGTTGCAGACCCTGGTTCAGGAATTGCTGCAGTTTCTCAGTCTTGGGCTAAGAAACATATTTTAGGATTTTCTGATGAAGAAATTAAACTTGACCTACAACAACAGCGTATTGAAAAAGCGGTTGGTGAAGAACTCAAGAAAACTGCTGAGGTTATTACTCATACAGGATTATTTGATAATTTGGATAAACTATATGGTAAGAAGGAAGGTGAACCTGCTGGTACTCCTACAGAAGGAGGAGCACCTCCTGAGGAAGGTGGAGGAGGAATGATGTCTGAACCACCTGGTGAATTGCCAGCACCTCCAGCACCTGGTCCCGAACCAGGAGGTGAGGCCGGAGTAACTCCAGAGTCGTTAGAAAGAGATATGAATATCCTACTTGAGAGTAATATGTTTGGAGACAATGAAATGATTGATTTATCTAAAGCAAAAAAATCTTTAGGTGAAATGGAACAAAAACTAAACAGCTTACTAAAAGATTGATATTTATACAGAAAACACTAATATGAAATTCGGTATAATTAAAACTTTAGTAGAGAATAAATTAGTTAAATCATTTGTCGACAAAAAATTAGACAAGGATATGAAATTCTTCAAGAACGAACTATTGGAGAATAAATCTTTTAAAAGACTATATTTTATTTACGATACATTAAAAGAAAATAAATCTTTGGATAAAGAAATTGCCGAATATATGGTGGATGATTTATCAAAAGAGGTTAAGTCAATTGAACTTACTGAGAATTTTACAAATAAAATTTTGAAGTGGACAAAAGGTATAATTAAAGAAAATAACTACACTACAATTGATGATTTATTTTACGGTAATGAATTACACCCTGAGAGAAAATCAATGGCTAAAAAGAATATTGTAGAATCCCTTATGAAAAAGCCAACCATAAAGGAATCTAAGAAAGTAGTTCCGATAAGTACAATGTTAAAAATTGCAAATAATAACATTGAAAAAACTTTATCTGAACTTAACGAG